GCTATGTCTAGTATTTATCGCAAAATTTATGAAAAGCATTACGGATTTATTCCAAAAGATGAGGAAGGTAGAACTTACGAAATTCATCATATTGATGGTAATAGAAAAAATAATAACATAGAAAATCTAATAGCAGTATCTATACGAGAACACTATCAGATTCATTTAGATCAAGGCGATTATTCTTCTTGTATAAAAATAGCAAGTAGAATGAATATGTCTCCTGAAATTATTTCTGACCTAGCTAAAAAAAGCAACAAAAAAAGAATTGAACAAAAAACTCACAATTGGTTGGGTAAAAATGGAAGTCAAGCTTCAAAAGAAAGACAAACAAAGAAAGTAATTGACGGCACTCATCAATGGTTGGGTAAAAATAATCCTGTTTATGCTCTTTTAGAAAACGGAACACATCCTTTTATGGGAAAACACGGTAGTGAAAGAACTAAAAAAATACAAAGAGAAAGAGTAAATAACGGAACACATCATCTTTTAGGAGGAGAAATTCAAAAAATTTCTGCTAAAAAAAGAATAGAAGAAAACACGCATCATATTCTTCAAAAACACATATGTCCGCATTGTGGAAAAGAAGGTAAATCTCCAGTCATGTTCCGTTATCATTTTAATAGATGTAAAAAAATATTATAGATTTCCTCGCATAACAATTTTTTGTTCATGTTTTTTAGGTTTTAAAAAAATCAAAATTCTAGGAATTGCTAATTTAGGATTTGTATTTCCGCACGTAAACAAATCAATGTATATACTTCGGTATTCATTATACCAATGCCAAGACAAATGAGATTCTGCTAAAATAATAATACCGGTTGTTCCGCAGTTTTCGCCGAATTCTTGAACCTTAGAAAACAAAATTGTTGCACCGGCATCTATACACGCTTCTTGAAACATAGGCAAAAGCATTTCTTTTTCAAACGTTTGATCTATATCAAATAAATCAAGAAGCAAATGATAACCTATGCATTCGCGAGAATGAGTCATCTCTCATGCCTGACGTTCGATGTAGTTGACTGTAATCTGACGCGGATTGAAGAATTGAATGATCTGATCTCTCACGACATCACGATCATATGGCTTGCAAGAAAACACATCAATATATGCGTCACCTGTATCATCGCAGAAATGGGCACAGATATTACTTGTTTCGATAAGTTGAACGAGAGTAAATCCAGCTTTGTTTCCCTCACCGAAGTGAACAATCTGAGGTTCTCCAAAGGCTTTCATATCAATAGCATTCACAAGACTCTTTGCAAAATTGGCTACATTATCATAACTCTTGATTGACTCAATATCGCAGGCGCGACAATCAAGCATAGTGTGATAACCCCAGTATTGTTCCATCAAAGTATCCTTTCTAGAAGAAAGTCACCGTGAGTACCATACCCACGGTGACTGGTTAGTTGTTAAAGTTAAGTTAGATTATTTAGTTGAGAAATTATTTGACTGTAAGAACTTTTTCGGTAGTAAAGTTCTTGTCATTTAGAGAAATCTTACGAGGCTTCTTATTTTCAGGAATTACATTTTCGAGTTCAATCTCAAGCATTCCGTCAACAAGATTAGCAGATCTTACTACTACCGTGTCAGCGAGAGTAAATACACGGGTAAAATTACGAAGAGCAATACCACGATGGTAATAAGTTTTGCCGCCGATTTCATCTTTCTTTGCATTCCCTTGAACTGTTAGTTTGTTGTCTTCCAAGGTAATGTCAATTTCCTCTTTCTTGAAACCAGCAACTGCTAGCTCAATTACATACTTGTCTTCGCTAATCTTCGCGATATTATATGGTGGAAATGACGTTACAACCTTGTCAGGAATATTTAGTGCTTCATCTAGGGTAGATAGAAGTCTATCAAATCCAACAGTTGAAGGAAGCAGATTACGTCCGTATGCGAATGTCATGTTTAACTCCTTTTAAGCAAGTTGAAAACATACTAGCCCAATATGGCTCTAGTATGTGTATTATATAGTATTTGCTGACGGATTGTCAAGGGCTTTTGTACCCGTAGAACCAAATCCACCCTTACGATTTGTATTTTCGCGCGTTGGTCTTTCCTTGATCTCTTCAAAAGACACTCTATTGTTTTTTACAAGTTCACCTTGACAAATTCTACTCAGATTGGAAATAGTTATATTTCTTGAAGAAAGATTCGTTAACATAACAAAGGTTTCTTCCATATAGTCCGAATCAATAACTCCTTGTGCATTCGCGAGAGTCAGTCCTTCTTTTAAAGAAAGACCAGAACGCGGATGAATTCGAATGGAATACTCTTTAGGAATGTCAAAAATAAGTCCTGTCGGTGCAAGAACTCTATCTTTTGGACACAATAGAACTCCACCATCTGTCGTCAATAGTCTTGTAAACTCTTTTCCAGACTCATCATAACCTTTAAATCCCATCTTTCCATATGTACATAGAGAGATGTCAAAGCAGGCTGCATCAGTAGTAGAATATACTGGAGTTAGTGCTTCAGGATGTGTCTTATAATATTTTAACTTTAACGCCATAATAAAATCTCCATAATTTAATCAATATTCAGTTTCAATTTTCTTTTTACCAATATTATACTTTGCTACTAATTGCCAATCATTCTTATCTTTAAATGCTAGTATCTTAATTTGATTAAGTGGGCAAATAGGTTCCATAGATTTTTCGGGCTTTACTAAAGTAACTAACCCCCAATCAGCTAGAAGATTGGCGATTGAATTCCGTCTAGCTATATCACTTTCTGAAAAATTAGTTGGTTTTCCATCAAGTGCAAACAATTCCTTGAAATGTGCGATGTAATATTTACTTTGTTTATGAAGAATATGACAAGATTGATATAATGTTTGATCTTTTTTTGAAGATACACCAATTCTAGTCAATGTCTCTTTAACTTTCAGGAAGTCGTCACGTTCTTTTAACGTCACCTCCACCATGTCTTCTACGCTCCACATTATCCACTCCACCTGTTTTTGTTATAGTTATTATATGATCAACCTGATCATTAGAGAGGATACGCATAGCTTCAAATGCCTTCGTATTTGAACACTTGTAATACTCTTTAATAGCATTAAGAGTATCATTCTTCTCTTTTTTGACCCACGGCTGAAACTTGCGTTTCATAGATCTTATGCTATTTAGATAATATTGGAATTGTAACTTTGATTCCAAGCCGTGTCTTAAATTCATTTCATTGGCATATAATATAGAATCGACATGATATGATAGCGCACGATTAACCATAAATGCGTTATATGATTTTTCAAATTCTGGTTCATTTGACAAGTCTTCCTTAGTCTTTTGAATTGCAGGCAATATATCCTTAAACAGATCCATATTATCAATTACTCTTTTTGAGATTCATTTAAAAGAACATTCCATCATAATCGTGGTCAAACACGCGACCATGTTGATCTCCTGATCCGCAACAAATGCCGACTTATATTGATAGTCAGCAAGAATTACGACAGCCTGAGGAATAGACTGTGGTTGTAGAATATCATACAAAGAGTCATAGATCAATCGAAAAATCTTAACTTGATCTGCATCATTATTCACACCCACCCACTTACGCATGGATGTAAAGTCTTTTTCCTTTAGATGCGCGACAAGATCTTTGAGATTAACATCAGCAACTTGTGCTAACACACCCGTGTCAATTTCACCCTTTAATGAATATCTCTGTAGCTCATTCAACACACGACGATAATCAGGAAAGTGCTTTTGTATGATTTGAACAAGAACGTTATTGTCATACTTTACTTTTTCAATATCGAGGATGTACTGGATTCTCTTTAGAAATCCAGCAGCCATCTTGACCTTGTTTCCGTTCTTGATCTTGAACTCAATGACAGAGCAGCGTGAATGAATTGCATCAATCAATCGCGCCTTGTAATTGCAGGTAAAGATGAAAGAACAGTTTGCTGAAAACTCTTCGATTGCTGCTCTCATTGCAGCCTGGGCTTCTGGTGTTAGATAGTCTGCTTCGTCAATGATGACGACTTTTCTGCCGCCAGAAAAACTCATTGACGAAGCATATGACTTGATCTTGGTTCGAAGAACGTCAATACCGCGTTCATCGGAACCATTGATCACCATGAAATCACAACCAATCTCATTGCACATAGCCTTTGCGACTGTTGTCTTGCCTACGCCAGGACCACCTGTAAGAAGAAGATTTGGAATGTTCTTTTGATTTACATATTCTTGAAATACACTCTTGATATTTTCAGGAAGAATGCAATCAGAAACCTTCTGAGGTCGATAAGATTCAACCCACAAAAACTGGTTTTCAACTTTATCAATCATAACAAAAAACTCCAAAATCGATACTATATCGCAATATATTACTTCTTGCTTGTAATAGTTTCGTATGCACTCTCAAAGTCACGATTTTCTTGCGTATCCATTTCAAAAGATCTATTGTAGTGCGTCTTAGCAAGACGACGCAGAAGTCTTTTAGGAAATCCGATTTCCTCATGCAACTTGTTTACCGTTTCCTTAACAAGATCACGTTCAGCAGCAACGCGAGTCATACTGTCGTTTAAGACTTCAATAGCATCAGCAACTCGTCTAATATCTTCGGGTGACATTGCAGGAACACCACTATTGTTACCAATCATCGACATATTATATAATTGGTCAAGATCAATTTGATATTCTCTGTGCGAAGAACAAACCTGAACGTCTCACCATTACCTTGAGCAATCTGTAGCTTCTGTGTATGTGAAGAATCATTTGTAGCATCAAAGGTAGTGATGTAGATTGCATCACCATCACTTTCAATACTCATATTAGGTTGCTGAAGAATTCCAGCGCATCGCGAGATCCACGATAGATCTTTCTCATCCAGATCAAATGTTGCGACTGCGGCAGGCACAGTTAGCTTCTTATCTGGAGGACATACGATCATAGATGCATCTGTATAACGATATGTTATCGTTGAACGTCCATTATGACCAGACAAAGTCAGATGCTTATCATAAAAAGACAATTCTGGATCATCTTTACTAAGCGAAAGAACACTTAGGAAATTTGGAAGATCATAGATACCAAAGTCGTTTGGCAATAACTCCTTGATTGTGGCTTCTGCCAGAATGTTTTTCTGTGGTGATATAGTTGAAACAACATCACCCTTCTTAAAGAAGATTCCCTGATTGATTTGGGAAAAGTTTTTTAGAATGTTGATTGTATCCTGAGAAATTTTCATTTTGAACTCCTTCATCATATAAGAACAATAATATCACATTAGTTCGTTGGAGTCAAGCACTCCAACATCAATTCAATTTCTTCTTCTAGATTTTCCTTTGTTCCATTGTTGCTGATAGTATAATCAGTCTTGTATCCCATCCACGCCCATTCTGAATAATGTACATCTGGTTTTATTCCTGAGTCGCCATTATTGTACATTGTCGCATGAATATACCATTCTGGTATTGCACCTCTTTGAATTTCTACAATCTTTCCACCCATCTTGTGAATAGAATCGATTTCATTTGGAAATCTGACATCTGTAATCACATAGTCTTGATTTAGTTTTATTCTTTTTTCTAAACAAGCAACCCAGAAATCTGAATGAATACATTCTCGCATACACTCAGTTCCTATCGTTTGTAGAATATATCTTGGTGTTATATCTTTACCAAGTCTTTCAGACCACCATATGTCTTTATTTTCGCGAAACTCCCTAGACTCTTGTGTGTCACCTTCCAATAAATGACGAGGCCAGTCAAATAGCTTTGAGGTGATATCTTTTAAAGGAGCAGCAAAGGATTCTGTGAAGAATCCTCGCTGCGCCAATATTTCACCCGCAGTACCTTTACCTGACCCAATGGTACCTACGAATCCTATAATTGTCATCAATATTCTCCAAAACTAGATACGTCCTGTGTATTGTGCAATTTTGGTTAGATCGCCTGTGAATGCAAATGTTCCGACATGTTGCGTCTTCATCCAAGGACACAACCAAATCTGAATACCGATCTTACGACACATTTGACAGAAGAAATAATCCTCAGACAAATATCTTTCAGATGATCCTGGTGCATTTGGACCACGATCAATAATCGTATCAAAATATGCATGAATATATCGAGATCCGTCAAAATGTTTTTGACCGACATGATCTGGCTTATATCGATATTCTGGATACGCTTCTTCAAACTTCTTGAAGACTTCACGCTTGATCATCATGAAACCTGTGCCGATTTCCATAACTTCAAGAGGTTCAGTTATCGAAAACTGCTTCGTGCCAGCTACAGGATTGAATACAAATTCACCAACCAACCCATCAAGTTCACCCGGAGAAATGTCAGTCTTATTCTTCACAGCCTGTGCAACATTACCCCAATTGATTGATTTCTTGGGATATGGACCTCCAACAATGTCCTTATCCAAGGCAAGAAGAGTTACAACATCCTGTGGATTAAAATGAATATCAGAATCCAAAAATAAAAGATGAGTGAAACCCTCATTGCGAAGAAATTCATCAGTAAGATAATTTCTTGCGCGAGTGATCAATGATTCATTGAACAGAAACGAAAACTTAGCTTCAATGCCATATTGATTCAAAATAGATTGTAAATCCAAACAGGACTTCATATAGAGTCCATTTGCCATACCACCATACATCGGTGTAGCAACAAACAATTTTCTCTTTCGTAATTCTTCAACAGATATAGAAATTTCCATAGTATACTCCACTCAAAAAAATGATTACTAAACCATACTCCTATTTAGTTTGCAAATAAAAAGAAGGGAGAAGATTTCTCTTCCCCCTTCACAGAAGAACAAAAAAAATTAGGATCTTGCGCTAGCATAAGCCATAGCAATACCCCTACGCATATCAGCATTAGGAGAGCCCATACGATACGAATTATAACGCGAACCATCAAATCGACTCTTCACGTTAGTATAGATCGGCCAGCCTTCCTCACGAAGCTCCTGAATACGCTGTGAAACATTCTTCACACCGAAACGACGGCGTGCTTGATTCACAGTGAACGTAGAACCGTTCTTCAAAGCTGTTAGCATACGATCCTTAGCTGAAATCTTATTAGTCATTTATAACACTCCATAACAAAAAGGTTGCATCAAAAAACGAAGCGACAAGCAACCCAACATGTCGCTTCGTTATCCAGTATATAATCAATACTGAATGGTTTTGTCAAGCATTAAAAAGCAATCTCGCCCGCACGCTTGATCTTTTCTTCAAGAGAAATATCCGCGGTTGCATTAGACGTTTCCGTGCTAGCAACATCCGTGTTAGCAACAACAGAAGGAGGAGGATTAGCCTCTGCATCAATCTTCGTATAAAGATCAATAAAAGAAGTCTTGGTGTCAGTATCAAAACGATTTAGACACAAACGAATTGCCTTCATACGATCACGATTGAAGATCTTGTATGCATCGCAAATATGAACAAGACGACGAGTGGAAATAATCTCAGTCGTACCACCGTCATAATAAGTGCGACGAATAGCATCCGCCCACTTGATCAGCAACTCAACAAAAGTCTTGTCATCCTCATTACGATCCAGAAGATTAAGCAGAATCTTCTTCTCAGTTACAGCAGGCGGATACTCCTGCTCCATCGTGATTGAGAAACGTTCCAGAAACGCCTCGTTCATGATGTTAGTACCAATGAAACGACCGTCGTCAGAACCACGACCCTTGGTATTTGCTGTAGCAATCACGGTAAAACCACGAGCCGGCTGAACCAGTTTATTGATCTTCTTGATAAAGATAGACTTACCTTCAAGCACGGGCTGAAGGCACATAAGCTTGATAGTGCCAAGATCAACCTCGTCCAGAAGAAGAACCGCACCACGTTCCATTGCCATCACAACAGGACCATTATGCCACACAGTCTGACCATCGACAAGACGGAAACCACCAATCAAATCATCTTCGTCGGTCTCAGCTGTAATGTTCACGCGAACCATCTCACGACGAGCCTTAGCACAAGCCTGCTCGATCATCATGGTCTTTCCATTACCAGAAAGACCAGTGACATAAACTGGGTAAAACATCTTGGATGAAATGATTGATTCCACATCAGAAAAATTACCAAAAGGAACATAATTCCTATTGGGAGTCGGAATCAAAGAATCTGAGATGTTTGTACCAATGGTCTGAAGATTCATAGTAGCTACCTGTGGCGCGGATGTTTCCAATTTAGTCGGCATAGTCGGCGTAGTAGTTTCTGCAGCTTCAATATTTGGAAGCTTGTAGACGCCGCGAGAATGACGATATTGTTCATCAATCGCGATCCAACGCGGCCACTTGAAGTTATTAGCGCGACAAAGTTCCTTGGCATTCTTTCGGGAAATGGTATTCATATACCCGTTTTGATTAGCCAGTCGAATGAAAGCAATTTGCTTTTCTGTAAGCGACATATTTTCCTCTATCAAGTTATGATTAAGTATACAATATATGAGCGGAATAATCAAGCACTAATTTTTTCAATGAACCGAGAAAGAACAACCCGATTGTCCAACTTGTTCTTGGTATACTTCGCAAAGGCTTTGGCAATACCTTTAGATGTGGTTGCTTTCCCAATATTAAGTTCAGTATTCTGAATGTTCATTTCATCACCTTTGATAATATAGTACACCGAATAGCCATTGTTAGTAATCTCAATATATCTATTTTTGGTAAAGTCTTTATACATTTTTTCAACCTGAATTGGATCAGCAGAATACTTTGAAAAAGACATGGAATTGATTCGACCAGACTTTAGATAATACCCAATCACATTAGTTCCAGTTCTATCACGCAGACGATTCAAAAAGATTGTCGTAGCAGGAGAACTGTTCCAAACATTTTCAAGAATAGTTTCACTTTTGGTCACAGTGTCGCGAAGAACTAAATTCTGTTTGTATGGATTAAAGCTTGTGTTTTTAATGTCAACACTGTCGGTATCGTCACCATCCGTAAGAATGACTGTGTTCACAATTTGAAGCTTATGTTTCGCACGAAAAGCATTAACAATGCTTGTTGCACAAATGATGCTAGAATCCAAAGGCGTAGAACCAAATCCAAATGGCCCCATATTCATATTCGAATGCCAAGTAGTGTATCTGTAAATCTTGGAAAGTTGAAGAAGATGACCAACCGCAAGATTAAATTCATTAGTCTTCATGCTTGAAGACAACAATTGAAGAAGAGACAAAAATGGATTGACAATTACGTCACCATCTTTATATGAATGCTGTTTTTCCATTAAACTAGACTGCCTTTTCTCAATTGTATAAAAATCAGTAGTCACAGGTCTCTGATAATATGAATTTGAAAATGCATAAACATCAAATGGAATCTGAACACGTTTGCAGAACATGACCATGTTTACCAGCTGTTCAATCAATCCAGAAATCGAATTTGTCATCGAACCAGACCAATCAATGAACATGACAAGTCCATGATTTTTCCCAAACGGCACATTGGTGATGCGCTTGAAAAGATCATCATTATACTTGTATGTGTGTAGCTTGTTGGTATTGATCACACCAGTCTTGGAAATTGATGAGCGAGAATATACATCCGCAGCTTTCCGCATCTCAAATTCTTTGACCATGTATGAAATGACAGCAGAATTTTCTGAACGAAACTTCATACCCTCTAAAAGAACTAACTGTCGATCAATATTACTGTTACGGAAGATCTCGGTAAGACCGATATGTTCTTTATCGCCCTCATACACCTGCTTGTACGGAACAATCCAATTATGACCATTGACCTCGGGAATGTTTGCATAAACATAACCCTTGGTGGTATTATTTACAAGTTCATCTTTCTTGGATTCCCAAGACTCTTGAGTCTCCGAAGTCGGTTTGTTTATAGATTCACCATGATCGATAGACTCAGACTTCTTGTCAGAAGTACCATTTACGTTAGATTTATCATCCGATTCATTTTCTGAAGAGTCATCTTCTGTCTCTTCAGATCCATCAGATTCATCATCCGATTCATCAGATTCAGATGAACCACTAGAAGATTCCGAAGAAAGATCTTCAGACTTCTCACTTTCCTCATCAGACATGGAGAAATCGCCATCGTCATCCGGATATAGATCCGAATCTTCGGAATAGTCGTCTTCACCATCTTCAGACGAATCTTCTTTATGATCTTGCGAATAAGCATAGATTGCCTGAGCAGCTTTGACAACATCATCAAAGCTTTCGCAATTCTCAGCCATTTCAACCAGCTTTTTTTCAGCAGGAGTGAAATCGATGAACATTGCAGAACCAAGCTTCAAATGAAGATTGATTCGGTCAATCAGACTATAAGATTTAATGCTACGTCCAGCTGTGCCAAAAAAGTTGCGATCCAGCAACTCCTTATAACCAAGAGAGAATGAGCGACGCATACCAGGATAACGACGACGCACAAGCTTCTCAATGCGACCATCTTCGATCACATTGAGAAACATTTTAGAACCACGAGGATTCTTGGCATCAATGGATTGAATTGCATTCTTCAGAACATCCACTGAAGGCGGAGTATCCAGAGCATGACCGACTTCGTGTCCGACAAGCGTATCATAGATGTTGCCAGTCATGTCTTTCCAAATAGGAAGAACAAGAAGACGATTCTCAACATCAAAAGATGCTGTGCGAACAGCACGATGTTCGACGGTTATGTTTTCATTTGCCATGAGACGCGCAAGCTGACTCTTGGCTTCCCTATGAAGCTGGGAATTGCTTTTTTCTGTCATCATATGGTCAGTATACTCTGTTGTTTCGATAAAGACAAGGACTTTTTTAGCCCACCATATATTTTATTGGAATTGCCAATCAATCCTTGATGGCAATGAATCCAGTAAATGCATAATTTTGCCAGAACGTATCAATGGAATTCTTGTTGAATCCAGCTTCGACACACATATCGATTAGTTCATCTCTGGTATTTGCTTTTAGCATAGAGCGCAGCTTCTTTTCCTTGGTCATGATATCATCATAGGAAAAACTCTGTCTCTTGAAGTCATAATAGGTGAAGGTTCTCATTTCTTGAATGAGCGAATTACTTGCCAAAGTTTTTTCAGCAAATATGAATGCACCACCAGGAATTAGACTCTGATATATTTCGTCAACTAGAAGTTGACGATCTTGTCTTGGCATGAATTGCAAAGTGAAAATTGATGTTACCAATGAAGTCTGAAGTTCAAATTTTACACCGCGAACATCATCACAGATGAATTTAAGATTATCTGGTATGAAATTTTCCATACTTTCCATGAAATGAGGTTTGAAATCTTCTTCAATTTCAATCCCAATATAAGTAGCTCTCTCTGCCACAAGTCTATTTTGCTTGATCATTTCCTTCAGCATCTTACCCGTCGAACAACCAATGTCATAAACAAAAGTATCGTTCTCAACAAAGTATTGCGAAAGATTAATGACATCACCAATTAAATCATTGTATCCACGAATCGACTGACTAATATGATTGTCAAAGCCCTCTTCACGCTGGGCAAAAGTAAATTTCTGTGTCATCTATTACTCCAATCCTTGCAAATATCCATTACACGCTTACGATTTCTATAATTTATAACCTTATCAGCTATTATAACAGATTCAAACAATTTGTCAATACCTGAACCCAGTTGCAGATTGATATGTTTCTTCACATTACCAAATGTAGAAAATTCTGTGGTGAATGCTTCTACTACATGATGTTTTTGATATGGTTGATTTAGTTGATACCAATCTTTATTCCAAAAGAATTCTTTTACTGCGTCTGTGAGATATGGTGTTATGAATGTCTTATTATGTCTATCAGCTATTCTCTTATGCCAAAGATGGCCTGCACGATGATCTAGTTTGAAGTAGTCTTCTCTAAACTCGTTGAATTTTTCCATCGTGTGCTTATAGTGTATGTTTGCTTTTTTTGATACACCATAGTAACCATCAGCTGCCCATCCACTTAGAACTTCAGTCTCTTCTATTTCTGGATACACATATAAGAATGGAAAACAACATTCATAATGTGTTTTCTTTACACATTCAATGTCGCGACGAAGACGCATGAAATCTTTTGATACGTTATTAGTAGGAACTTCTATTGTCTTGCATGACCAATCCATGATGTTGCATATTTCATTTGCTTTTTGAGCATCATATGTTGGTTGATCTTTTAGATGAAAAGTATATGCTGTGATCTTCTTACCCAATCTATGGGCAGCAAGAGCCACAGAAATGCTATCAACGCCGCCGGACAAGAGTACAGCGACGTTGACATCCTTTGAAGATTTTTCTAGTTCATCGCATATTATTTTGTCTATCATTATATGGTTTCAATACATTCTCATAAATGCTGCTTGCCAAAGCAGCCATCATCTTAGGCGCAACCATTCGACCAATACGTTCGGCTTGTTGATCAAAATTACCAGTAAGAACAAAATCTTCAGGAAGACTCATGATACGCTTCAATTCCTTGATCGTGAACTTTCTATTTTCTGCGTAATGAAATACGCCTGAGACAGATTTCTGCTGACCACGTTGTGTCAACGTAGGGCAAGGAAGATCGGGACATGGACGAATCATATTGAAACATGATGCCTTTGGATTCCAATCACGATATTCCTTGTCGGAAGGTTTTGTGTGTCTTGTTGGATTGAATGGAAGTTTCGTGATCCAATCTTTTTGAAATCCACCCATGACATAGTCTTTAAGTTCTTGAATCTCATTCGGATCATTTTCTACATCTTCAATGGCTTGACGAAGCGTCACATGCTTTGTATGTGTTGGATTAGGAAACACAGTTGAATGCAAATTCAGAAAGTTCAAATCTAAAGCATCACAAACATCTTCGCGTATGCATACAAAAAGAGTACGCTCTCTGCCCTGCGGAACTCCAAAGTCTGCAGCATTCAAGACTTGATATGTGACTTGATATCCAATCTTTTCAAACGAGTTAATGAACTCATATAACTTTTCTTTAGCTTCACCGAAAGTGATACCTTTAACATTCTCGGCAACAATCACCTTTGGTTTAATCTCTTCTGCGATACGAATGAATTCAAGAAACAAATTTTCAATACTCTCGACAGTTTTACCATCTGAGTATTTCTTTACACCCTCTTGAATTTCAATGTCGCCTTCTTCAATGACATTGCCTTCGTCGTCAAAATAGGAATTTCTTGTGTCTTTGACATATCCAGCCCAACCTTTTTCTCTTTTACCCGCAACAGAAAAAGCAGAGCATGGCGGAGATCCATCAAGAATATCAAGTTCCCCCGGCTTTAGATTAGAGGTCTCCAAAAAGTCTTTACCTGTCAATTTCTTGATATCACCAGGAATGATCTTTGTATCTGGGAAATTTGTTGAATATGTCTTGATTGCTTCTTCAACGAATTCATTGATAGCAATTATGTTTCCACCCGCAAGACGATAGCCTGTAGAAGATCCTCCACCACCAGCAAATGTGGATATCACGTTGAATAGTCTTCTCGCTGAAGACTTCTTTACATCGGCAACAGTATATTTCTGATACATTATGTCATTCCTATAAAAAACATATTATACATCAAATCAATCAGTTTCTCTATACTTATTTTTCAGTATTTCATTCCAATATGAATCATCATCTTCAATTCTTCTTGCAAGCTTATATAGTCTAACCATATGATCGCTGTCATGTTGCTCACCATGAACATTGATTAGTCTATCACGAAGCCAATGTAAAAAATCACTATCACTCATCATGTGATTTTCCCAATACATAAATTCACTATACAGCATTTCGTGACATTTTGATTCGCATCTTACGTTCTTTTTCTTTTGCCATCATCAGAGTAGTTTTACCGACTCTTTCTGTAAAACATACACCGGCAAGATGGTCATGTTCATGTTGAATGCATCTCGCAGTCAAACCAGTAAACTTATCTTCTTTCCATTCACCATTGACATGTTGATACTTTACTTTTATCTCTTTGGGTCTTTTTATTTTGAAAAAAAGATGTTTAAATGATAAACATCCTTCCAAATGGTCGTCAAAGTCTTTTGACGTTTCAATAATTTCTGGATTAAAAAATACTTGTTTATTAGTGTTATCGTAACCAACAACAAAAACTTGATATGGTAGTCCAACTTGAGGTGCCGAAAGACCAAGTCCACTATTCTTAAACATCGTCTCAAAAAGAGATGATGCCAAATGAATCGGATCAATTGGTGGATTTGCAAAATCAAATGGTTTGCAAACCTGTTTCAATACAGGATCGGTAGATTTGACCAGATCATATATTTCATATGGTCTTATTGTTTGTGTTGCCGTATTTATTTTTAACATACCGTCTTCTATCATACCATCCTCACTTAATACCTGCAACCATAGATACAACATCTTTATCAGCTAGATAACATCTAGCACGATAGACCATGTGTCCCATTTCAGGTTGATATTCTTTTGTAAACAATATAAGATTGTCTTTCAACAACATTTTAGCCATTGAAATAGCTAAATTTTCTTTCATTTCATTTTCCATTTGCTTCTCATTCATTTTTGTGTATTGAAGAGAAGTATCAGAAATAACGTGTTGTACTATAACAATCTTTGTTTTTACATCATGTGTTTGAACATTAGAAAAGTCATCATTATGTATCATTTCACAATCCTTGAAAAATTATTGACCTTTTCAAACTTGATTATTGATCTAAACTTGTCAAACAAGATATCACCTTTATGACTAATGACAAAAACATTGGTATCACTACTTATGGAATTCAAAATCTTCAATAGTTCTTCCGTACCATTTGAGTCCAATGAGCTATCAAAAATTTCATCCAGTATAAGCAAATTCGTATTAACACTATTCTTCATCTTGGCAATTGCTCTCCAAGTGAATAGTAGTGCCAAATCGATCTTTTGCTTTTCGCCTTCGGAAAAATTCTCGTATGCGAATTCATCTCGATGACGAGACTTGATGACCTCTTCAAAGCTTTCATTGATATTGAAGTTGACATAAAACTCCATACTACTCAAATACTTGTTAATCAGCTTATTCATAACCGGAAGATATTGCTTTATGATCTTGGTTTTGATACCAGTATCCTTCAACAAGATC